ATTTTTATTATTGCTTAATATCATCTAAATCATCAAGAATATCTTTAATTCTTTGATCATTTGTTTGTGGAGCAACAGCTTGTGTTTTTTCAGTTGTTTTCTTTGAAGCAGATGTTTCTTTTACTGCAGCTGCTGCTACCGGTACATATGGAACATCTTCCTCTTCTTCCTCTTCAACTGGAGCCTTTTCTTCTGTCTTTTTATTTTCTACGTCCTTAGCATAGAAGTGTACGTCTATGAACTCTTGTATTTCTGCATTTGTTTTGTGTTCTACAAGTTCACTCAAATCATAAACACTATTATAGATTTCTTCAATCTTTGCATCTGTAAGTCCTTCAATTGCAGAAGGCGAAAGGAACTTAGAAGCTACATAAGTCGGATACTTAGGTGCACCAGGCTTATCTGAAACAAGTTCAGCCTTAATACGAAGGTTACAACCAGCTGGACTAAGATCGAAGATCTTAGGGCCAAACTCTTCTGCATCATCACCGCTAATTGCACTTTCAATAATCTTATTAAGCTGGCGCCCGAAACGAAGAACCTTAACGGTACCGTTGTTTTCTGGATTTACTGGGTCATTTACAACATAAACATTAACGTACCAATTTTCTTTACGTGAAAGAAGATCCTTTGCCTGTTTCTTTTCAGTTTCTGTTGATTCTGGATTACGAGTTATCTTAAAAAAGAGCTCACTGATTGGACAACGCTCACCCCAAGTACTTGGAGAGACGATGCTATTAAACTGGCCAGTTGCTAGACTCTTCCAACCATGCGTATAATAATGTAAAAATGTCTTTTGAGGGTCTTTAATATTCGGTAAAAGCCGTACAATGTACGTGCCTGCTTGAGCAATGCTAAGGATATTTTTATATTTAGCGTTATTCTTATTTTTTGCGTTTTCGAGGGCAGTTTTAATACTGTCGAACATATTTGCTGTGAATGTATTTTTCATGTATTTTTGTTAGTTTGTTAGTTTGTTAGTTTGTTAGTTAGTATTTTAATACCTTCATTAATAAGGTGCTTTGCTGTAACAGACTCATTCAATCTCATTTTATACTTTCCAATGTTATTAAAAGTGTCTTTTAGGTAGAGCTCTTTATCGTGAAGGTTATTAATAGAGTTTAGTTGCGTATCAAAGAAAGGCAACTTTATCAGCACATAAATGTTGATATTTTTATTAGCATAATCTACGAACGGCAAAAAGGTATACCCTTCTTTAAGGTTACAGTACTGTAAAAAGGATATGTCACGTTTAACACACTCTTGTGCTATATATTTTAAGGATTTCTTAATATCTTGTATTTGATTAGAAGTGTCAGGGTCTTCTTCTTGACGTTTTTTCAAAAAAGCACTATAAACGGCAATTGCTTTTTGTGTAGTATAAAAATTTAAAGGAAAATATGTCTCATCTTCATACATTTCGTATGGTGCATAAAAAAACTCTTGAGGTCGTATTTGCGGGAATTTATTAAAGAATAACTCAAGACGTTTACATATAAATCCGTCTGGTGTGTTTTCAAAGCCGTCAAATTTCTTACGAGGCTTCCATGGTTGTCCTTGTGCACGTCTAGATGTACCTAAATACGCATTATATACATCTTGAATATCCATATACTATGATTTTAAGATTTCTCTGACCACTTTACTGCGGCACAAATTAGGGTTATATTTTAAGAAAAGTAACAACGCTTCTTCATCATTATCGATTTGTATCATTCGCATATACACTCGTTTATACGCTTTGTTTTTTACAATTAATGCAAATATAGTAACATTGTTTAGTTTTTTGTTGTGTATTATAGAACAAAACGAACAAAATTTCAAGAGCTCACTCTCAATTTCTTCGTCCGTAAGGGCATCTAACGGGTTATTTAATACAGCATGTTCGAGTGCGCCAATTAAGCTTGACATGTTATTCTGAAGGCAGTATGGTGTTTAGTTGTTTTGTAAACTCCATAAATGTATCAGTTAATTTACCGCCAGCAGAATATTCGTGCCCGCCGCCCTCACATAATTTTGCTGCTAGTTTAGATAGATCAACGTTACATTGTTTGCGTTTTCTCCAGGATACATGTTGGTTGTTTATATTAATGAAAAATACAATATCTGAATTATATTTTTCAATAAGATGGTCGCAAACATCGTTTACAAATCGGTTCCCCATTGTGCCGGAGACAACAACAGGCTGTTTATTAATACTTACTTTTCCTGTAAATATCTGAAGTTGTTTAATAACTTCATCTCTTTTATTTTTGTATTCAATAATGATATTATTTTCGTACGTATTAAAGCTTTGAAATCCGTCGTAAAAACGTTCAATAAATTTATGTGTGCGAGTTTTTTCTTGTGTTTTGTGTGTATTGGTAAAAAGACAATTTAAATCATAGCTTTCAGGTAATTTTAGTTTATAACTATCATAATCATCTGCTAAGGCTAAAAAATATTTTTGATCACTAGTAATTGAAGGTTTATAATATTGATAAATAAGCTTTGCGCATGAAGTTGTTTCAACTATGTGTGTAAAAGCATTTGTATATGCCTTTTTTGTATTAACGTGTGTAAGGTGATGGTCAATAATAGTACAACGTTTATGATCAACCAAATCTGCAGATGTGCTTGTATCGAGATCTAAAAAGTAAACAGTGTCATAATTGTTTATACTATCTGTTTCTGCCCATTTGAGAAAATCTTTACGAAAATTACTTACAGTTGTACACTTAAACGGTATATCACCAGGCTTTGCACCAATAGCCCAATGTAAGGCAAGTAAACTTGCCATTCCATCAAGGTCAATATCAGTAAAAACGTATATATTCTTCGAAATCACAATTCTATTTAATCAATTACTTTAATTTTTCCAATGTTTGGCTAAGATTTGTAAGTTCATCTTCACTTTCATTGTTATTTGTTAAACCTACATAATCCTTTTCTTCACTTAAACTTAATGTAGTATAATCAATTCTCATTGCAACTGCACTATGCTTAGGACCTAAGCGATTTTTAATAATCCCTGTTTTAATAACCCCCAATTCTTGATCTCCTTCTTCTTGATAGATAGCTATAATTACATCTGCAGTCATTGCAACACCAAGAGACTCGGAAACTGTATCTAGCCCAGGATTTTCCATGCCTTCACGGTTAGTTTGTATAGCACTTACAATAGGGCAGTTAAAATAATAAGTTAATGCCCGAAGTTCTTCTGCGGTAAGCTTGCCTTGCTCATATGAATTGTCGCCGCCAGTAGCCTTGAGTAACCCTAGGTAATCTATTACTATAGCTCCTGGTTTTATCCCGCTTTTAATGAGGGTCTCTATATAAGCCTTAATACCACCTACAGTTAGGCTTTTAGGTGCAAATTCTTTGATTATCAGCTTTTGTTTGTTCTTAGATGCAGCCTCTTCAAAAAAGGATCTAAGGCTTTGTATATGTGTATAAATCTCATTAACGGGGATTTTTGAAACATGACTGCTAATGCGTTTTGCATACATCATTTCTGACATTTCAAGAGTGATAAGAACTGTAGTAGTTCCTTGGCTTGCTAAATTACTCGCTATATTGCCTAAAAATATAGATTTACCTACGTTGGTAGGTCCTAAAAACAAATAAAGAGCTTTACCACCTTTAAGCAACCCACCACCAATTCTACCATCTATAAACTTCCAACCCGTAGGTATTACTTCATTTGCGGTGCCTAGTTCTTTAATAATTTTTTCGTATTCGCCGTAAAAATCTAAACCAATGTCACTAATGAGATTGATATTACAAGCCTTCTCAAACATCTGAAGGAATTTACCATAATCAGCTTTATTATTAGAGTAGTCATCAACTATCTTAAGAACAGTATTATATACTGCTTTTTCTTTGAAGTATAGTTCTGTGTTATGAATTAATTCCTCTACGTTACCGTTAGTTTCTATTTGTTTAAGACTATTAACTGTCTCTTTAAATAGCTTTACGTCTTCTGGTTTTTGAAGGTAGGTCTTTATTTCTGTAACATTTGGTAACGATTGTCTTTTGAGGTAAAAATC